TTCTTGAAGACTAAAGTTAAGTTCATAGATCGATGTCTTTACATGTATCGTATTACCGGAGAGAATACTTGGTTGCAACGTAATGCTAAGATTCAGACAGAGACAGTAAACATTTATCATAAGTACGCTTACGAACTAGCAGCAAGACAAGCTGATATAGATGGACTACTCAAACTTGATCTTGGTGGAGGATTCAATAAGCCAGAAGGATTCAAATCTGTTGACTTAAAGAATGGAGACATTACTGCTGACTTGAATGAAAGATGGCCATTTGAAGATAACTCTGTAGGAGTAATTCGAGCACATGATATCTTCGAACATCTTAAAGACAAACAACATGTTATGTCTGAAGCTCACAGAGTACTTTTCGATGGAGGATTCTTAATGCTTCAAGTTCCAAGTACTGATGGAAGAGGTGCTTTTCAAGATCCTACTCACATATCATACTGGAACGAGAATACAATTTGGTATTGGACAAGAAGAGACTTAGCTAAGTATATATACAACGATACAGTTAAGTTTCAAGAATTCAGATTAGAGACGATCTTCCCTAATGACTACTGTAAACAAAATAATATACCGTATGTTGTAGCTTATCTTGCAGCGATTAAAAGTAATGCAAGGAGACCACATACTGTCAAGATCTAATATGTACACGATTGCAGTACTAATGGGAAGCAAAGAAGAATTTGATTTCTTTATCAATGAGCATAAGCATCCAGAATATAATTACATCTATGTAGGTCGAGCAGAAGATGTACTTGGAAGAAGATTCGTTGGGATGATAATTGACGGAACATTCTGGGAAAGACCAGATGCGACTCAATTACATAGAGAAGTAATAATGAGCATTAAGTAATTTTAAAACTATGAGTGAAGAAATAAAATCAGTAAACAAGAAATCTTCTAAAGCATCTGCTCAGTTTGACAGAACTGTTAGAAGAACAGGGAAGTGGAGAGGAATGACCCCAGAGAAGTACAAAGCTAAGTATGGTGAACGAGGCTTTAGATCTGGAAAAGCAATCAAAGAATGTGAGCACCACTTCAACGATTTTTATGGTAATCTCTGTTGCATCTTTTGCAGATTACCCTTCAGAAAATATGTTCTGGCACATCCTAAGAAGTTTCCTAAGATTATTAGACAGATTAGAGATGCTCAAGCTAGAAAGGAGAAATATGCCAAACGTTAATTACGAAAATCTAAGAAACGATCGTTGTCCGTATTGCAATTCTAAACTGCATATCTTAATTTGTGGTAGAAGAGAATGCCATAAAGAAGGATGTCACTTTACAATGAGTGAAGGAGCAGTTGAAAGAATGCTTGCTGGAGATGATCATTAGACAACGAGACTTTCTCTCGTTGCCTGGGAAGTAGGATTATGACAAGCAATCCTCCTAAGTAAGTATCGACCCTTGCTTAGGCCCAGACAAAGAGAGAAACTAATCTCTCAGTAATCTCTAATTCTATGGATCCAGAGAAACAAGAAGAAGTAGGTACTCCACCTATGCCTTCTGAAGATCAATCTTCTGCTCCTGTTGGAGAAGAAGTTGCTAATACTGCTGATGGCAGTGAAGCAAAAGAAGAGCAAGCTGCAGAGAATGCAGAAACTCCTGCAGAAGCTGCTTAACTACAAGAAAACCAGTATACCTCAATATACTGGTCTTTTTGTATCTATAACTCCTATCCTAATCAGCTCGTTTTCACTGCTTTTTTAATCCGTAGCAAGCCGCAAATACAAAAGATGATATAATATACCTCTGCCTAGATTTCCTAAGCTAGTTTTGCTTGCCTGCAAGAGTTAATTACTTTGCTGGATCTTCTATTTTCACTACTTTAAATGTTAATGGGAATCTGCCTTTCTTTCGTAATGCATCCGGTAGTTTATCAGTGTGATTAAAGTCAATGTTGAACTGACCCTTAACGTTATATCTCTTATTCATCGTATCGTCAATTCTAAAGATGCCATTACCATAAGGTGTCTTAACAGATTCGAGCTCTTTGATCTTAACGTAGATCAACTTACCGTCTTTAAGATCTTCATGAAAGTATCTGTTCCCAAATGCGATTGATCCTGATTCAATCATTCTTCCGTATGCTCCTTTACCATCTGGATTTGCTTTTGTCTGATTAGCATCATTCGGATCGTAGTATGTTCCTTCTCCTTTTGTAGGAATTGACAACCTCTTTACAACAGGATCTTTTGATTCTGAGACTGACTTGTCAACCTCTTTATCAATCTTTGAGTTGTATGGATTATCTTTAAAGACATTCTTAGATGCTGGAACAATACCAATAGCAAATGCTGATTGAGAAACTTTCTGAAAGACTGCCTTAAGACTAAGTGGATCTTTGACATCTGAGAACTGATTGTACTGGAAACTCTTAGGATCGTAGAAGTGAACTGTCTTTCCTGCTTGCTTAAGTTCGTAGATCAGATCAACATCTGCGTCTGTAGGAAGTATCACTGCATCAACATCTTTAGCAAAGTCTATCGACTTCATTGGCTTAGCTTCGAAGTATTCAACTTTGATCTTGTTAAAGATATTATTGATCGAATCGCTAAGTTCTCTTGCTGTCTTTTCTCCAACGTGAATATCGAAGTCTCTAGAAAGCATCTTAGAGATCTCTGCAGGTTTATCAAAGATCTTCAAGTGAGCAATCTTCTTTGTTGCTTCAGTTGAAACATTCTCGATGAAATCATTTGCTTCTTTACCTAATGCTTCTAATGCTTCAGCTGGCATAATGTCTTCAAAGACATCTGCTAATTCTTTAGATCGTTTGTTATATTCGTCATAAGATGCTTTACGATCTACAATGTTCTCGCTTGCTTCTTTACGTAATTGATCAAACGAAAGAATCCGTTTAGCAAAGCTTACTTGAGTAGGTGCTTTCTCTCTTCCTCCTACTTCTCCTCCAACAATCTCTCCTTTCTCTGCTAAGTTCTTCATTAACTTTTCGACATCTTCTTTCTTTCCAGAAATTCGTGGAGAATAGACATCGTCAGAATAGACAAAGACATCACTCTTAGCAGGATTGATTGCTTCTTTATTGATCACTAATTTATACCTTCCAAATGTAGGTGCTTCACCGAATGCTTTCTTAACGATTCCTACAGATGGAGCATGTATCTGTCCTTCTTTAATAATACTCTTCAATGCTTCTTCTGTTGTAGAATGAATAGCAAGTAGTTCTCCTTCTTTAGCAATTGCTTTCTCAGCTAACTTAGTTCCTTCTTTAGCAAGAACTTTATCAATTCCCTTCGTGACTAACTTATTTCCTTTCCCTTTTGTAATTGCAGAGAGACCTAATCCTGCTAAGACCATTCCTCCTCCTTCGAGCATAGAAGACGATTTCTTCTCTTTCTTAGGTTCTTCAGGCAACGGATTCTTATCAACTTCAAATGTTCCTGGATTAGCTTTAAGATAATTGATAGCATTCTGAATCATCTTCATCTCTGAAGCTTTTAGATCTTTAGTTAATTCTTCTATCTTATCTTGTTGATCAGAAGCATTTAGATCAATTAACTTCTTAGCTTGAATGAGTGCTTTAACTCCAGCACCAACATCTGAAAGATTGTTTGAAATTGCTTTAACTTTATCTGTATCGTCTAACTCGTTAAACTTTTCCTGTGTAAGTAACGTCTCTAAACCTTTCATTGTTCTTTCTCCAGCATACTTTTGCATTGCTGCATATTCTTCTGGAGTAAGTTTGATCTTCTCTCCAAACAATGTCACCTCTTTAGCAATCACTCTTGGTATCTGTTTAGTCTCTCCAGTAGATTCCATTAGATCAAGTACTAACTTAGATGCTGGATTCTCTTTAAGAGTAGACTGTGTACCAGGACTGAAGAAGATCTGAAAGATATTAGGACTTTCAAAGTTCTTAACTGGCTGACCAGTGACATCATACTTAGGAGCAAGATCTTTCTCTAATCCAGGAATCTTATTCTTAGAAAGATTCAATGCAGTCTGTAATCCAGTATCACCTTCTGTATTCCTAGATTGATTATCAAGGAATTGTCTAAACTGATTAGCAACAGTAGGGGTAAACGAACTTAATGCTCCTTCTGCTACAGATTGTACTCCAGCTACTGGATCACCGTATTGGAATAATCGAGTAAGACCAGTTAGTAATGGTTGTTCTGCGATAGTTGATGCACCAGAACTTAACGATTCTCCAATACCTGCAGCAGTCTCTCCTTTACCTGAGTTCATATTAGCACCTACTGATAATGAGACAGCTAATGGTTGAGCCCAATCGTATGTATATAGGAAGTCTCCTGCTTTAGTTGTTGTATTCTTAAAGCCAGAGAGTACCCATCTCTTTATTGCTGAAAGATTCATCTGGTACTTTCCTTGACCAATACTTTGTTGCATACTAGCAACATCTTTATCTTTAGACTTACGTCCAGTTATGAATCCTTTATCTGCGAAGTAATATCCAAGACCAGTAAAGCCAAGAGTACCAATGATTGATCTCGATACTGCCATAGCAAGTTCTTTATTCTCTGCTGCTGACTTTGCTCTTCCCATTATGATAGGTTGAGCAATTTGATATGCAGACTTTAAGAATCCTGCTGGTGAATATTCTAGTGCTCTAGCAAGTAATGCTCCTGGAGTCTTCGGATACTTTAAGACAAGATCTCCAAGACCAAAGTCTTTACCAACATTTAAACCTTTCTTAAGACCAATAGCCATTCGAGAGATAACATTATCGTCTTGGAATGTTATGTACTTACCATATTGATCTGCGATCTCTAAGACTTGTGTCTCAGCATTAGCAGCATACTTCTTAGCAAGTTCTTTTAATCCTGCACCTGAAGCACCTTCTCTTTTAGCTCTGAGATAACCAAATTCGTAGAGTGTCTGTAATCTTGCTCTGTTATAAGCAGCATAATCAAACGACTTAAGAGAAGCACCTACTGCTCTTTCTCCCCAATAGAAAGGATTCCATTTATTGTTGAATGTCTTATTTGGTAACTGAAACTGAGTATCTGGTCCGAGTTGTATTCCTTTCCATCCAGCTTTAGCTCCTTTCAACCAATCAGACCAGTACTGTCCTTGATTACCAGTCTTCATTGTAATCGTTCGTTCTGTACTTGTCAATTTACTTCTAGCAATATCAAAGGGCATTGCAATCAATTTGCTTAATCTTTCCATTCTGTAGAAGATCTCATTGCCTAGAACGTTTCTGACTTGTGTCTTTGGATTAAGTAACTGTGCTTGAGTTTGTATTGATGATACTTTCTTTCCTACTGTATTATGTTGATAGTCTGCTAAGATCGAAGCAATCTCATTTGATAATTCACTCTTTGCATCACCAGTAGCTTCTTGCATCTTCTTAGCAGTTTCATATAATGCTTGCGCATCTTCTTCTGTTAGTTCTTTTTTCTTCTGGAAAATATTTGCTTTCTCGTTTTCTTTACGAATAAAAGTCTTGGCTTTAACAAGAATACTTTCAGGAGATAGGTTCTCATATAATTTAGCAGCTTGGACTGCTTGCCCAGCTTTAGTTAACTTTTGAGAAACATCTTCAGCTATTCGAACAGCACCAGCATGATTTCCTTCGTCTTGCATCTTCTTAATCAATTCGATAGCTGTAGCAGTATGTTCTGCAGATGGCTTTGTTTCGTTCAGTACGAAGTTCTCAGCTTCTGCAGCATTTGTCTTAACTCTTTCAATCGCTTTAGCTTTTACTTCTGGATTATGTTGTACTTCGTAAGTAGGAGGATTATTGATTAGAGATTCAGAGACTTCCTTTGTCGTCTTCTCTGATCCTGCTACTCCTTGTGCAAACTTACTTGTTTTAGTTCCTTCTGCAAGCTTAATAGGAGTACTTTGTGCAGTCTTGCTTGTAGGAGGTATAATGTCCTGCATGAACGGTCCTTTAACAGCTGCTGGTTCTGTCAAAACAGCTCCTATTTGATTAGTTTCATTCAAAGCTGATGGTTTACTAGTCTTGCCTAAAACTTTATCAATAACTGTGTCCGTAGCAGTGCTTGCTTTCTCAGTAGCAGCAATAGATTTGTTTTCTACTGCTTTACCGATACGTCCAAGTAATTGTCCTCCCTTAGCAAGGATAGCACCTCCAGCTGCACCTGCTGCAGTAGAAAGTAATGCACCTCCGATTGTAGGTTTTTCAGTATCTTGAAAATATCCAGTAGCACCGTAGCCAGCACCTAATGCTGCAGACTCTTTAACAATCTTACTTCCAATCTTCTTAGCAACTACTGTTGCTGGTTTAGCTCCTTTAGCAACTTGACTTCCTACACCAGCAGTAAGAACATCGATACCAACACCAGCCCAGTCTGCAATTTCTTGAAGAGGTGTTCTTCCTAATTCAGGAATCAAATCTTTAGCATCATATCGGTTACCGTTATTAGATGCTAGTTGCTTTAAAAGTCTTGTTGTATCTTTACCTTCTTTCTGAGCTTGTCCAATTTTCTTAGCAAGTTGAAGATTCATTGTATCAAGATCTTGCTGTGCTTTGACTGCTTTCTTATACTCAGGAGAGACAGATGCTAAAGCAGAACCAATTTGATTAGCTGCTTTCTTCTCAGATGAGATCAAAATATTAAGTAATCCCTTAGCTCCATTCTTAGCAGTATCAAGTAATGCTTTAGGGTAATTCTTTAAGACACTAGTTGAGATACCTTCTCTCTCTGCTAAGATTGTTTGAAGTTCAGTCTGAGTCTTTAGTCTTGCTTCTGCTAAAGAAATCTTTCCCGCATTATAGTCATTCAATGCTCTAGATCCAACAGTAGTAACTTTCTTATGCTCCTTATCAGAAAGAGGAATCAAATTGTATCCTTCACTAAGACCTCCTAATGAATCAGGTACGATGTGATGTCTCTCTGTGTCTTTACTTGCAGGTAAAGCATCTTGCGACTTACCTGGTGTATTGACTAACTTGTTTGGTTGTCCTTTCACAGAGTTGTAAGATCCTCCACCTAAGAATGTAGGAAGAGTCTTACGTTGTACAGTCTCTTCTATTGGTTTCGTTTTAGTAATTCTACCAACAGGAGCAGTACTCGTAGAAGTCTGCCCCTGAATACGACCAGTAGTAGGTACTGCCTTGACTCCTGTGCTATTAAAAATTCGTCCAGGCATATTCGTTTAATTAAAATGCTAATCTATTAGGATCAGCGAATAAAGATTGTATGTATGATGTAGAGACATCAGGGTAATAAGAGAATAGTTCATCAATGCTAGCTCCAGATGCTTTATCAGAAAGCAATTCTGACTTTACTTTAGCAGGTATTGTAGTTGCAGTGTAGTTCTTCTCTGAACTACCTACTCCCGAAGGTTTAGGACCAAGATTCTTAATCTCTTCTCCTGTATCCATATCAATTAGAACTTGATTGCTTCCTTTCGTTATTACTTTAGTCTTTAAAGTAGAAGGAGCAACGTAAGTCTTTCCATTCTTTTCAGTTATGATCTTCCCAGAAGCTTTAAGAGCATCTCTTTGTTCTGGTGTAGAGACGTAGACATAACCTTTATTGATCAAGATGTTCTCGTCAGACTTTGCATTAGCGTCTGCTTTAAGTTTAGTAGTTTCTGCTCGAGTCTTTTCAAGTTCAGCAACTCTCTTCTCTTCTGCTTGTACTGCTAACTTAATCGAAGAATCGTATTCTGACTTATAGATTGCTTTAGCTTGGTCAACTGTATAACCACCGTTAGTTGCAATCTCTTTATAATCATCATCAGAAAGTTCTTCGGGTTTAGCACCTGCAGCAATGAAAGCTTTCCGAAGATCAACAGATGTTTGCTTATTACGTTCTAGAGTATCTGTTTGGTACTTGATCCAAGCATTAGCATCATTAGTACGAAGTTCTTTTGCTTTAGTAATTTCGTCTGAGATCTTCGTTTGATAATCATTTCTGACTTGTTCGATCTTAGCATTACGTTCATTTTCGTTTGCTTTTATGACAGCTTCATTCTTATTTCTTGTAGCTACTTCATTAGCAGCACCAGATGCAGAACCTCTCTGTCCTGATAAAGCATTGATTGATGCTGCAGAACCTAGTCGAGACTTATTATCAACATTGATCTGTGCAAGCAAATTATCATACATTTGATTGATACTACTGATTGCCTGATTCTGTTGTTCTAGTTTACGTTGTCTGATTGCTTCTTCGTCTTTAGCAATTTCATCTGCTGTCTTAGGTTTTAATCCTGTATAGTAATCAGCAATCTCTTTCTCTGTTCCAGAAAGTACTCTTGTACCATCTGAGTTGTATTTCACATCAGTAGTGTTAACTGGAGTTGTTGCAGGAGTCTCATTTGCTTTCGCAACCATTCCAGCTACTGTTAAACCTTGTGGATTAGTAGCTGCTGGTGTAAACGTAGATGTCCCGTCTGAATAGTAAGTAGTCGTTCCAGGATTACTCGGATTCTCATTTACTGCAGTTCTCGAGACTGTTTTCTCAGTTGCAATTGGAGATGTAGGTACATCTACATAGTCAGGTGGTTTAGGCGGATCAACGAGAGATGCATCTCTAAATGTACCATCTGGTTGGTAGATTTTCTTAACACCATCGATTGTGTAGGTGTTTCCTTCTAAGTACTTAGGCATATTTTTATCTTATTTATAAATATTAGCAAGCTTCCCATAGATAGTCATAAGGACATGCAGCTGTTGTTTTAGTATTTGTTAGAACAATATTTGTTGCATCTAACGTCGTTACAGTAATTGCAGTTTCTTTATTTCCTCCTAGATAATCCTTTACAATACCGATTTTATTCGTTGCTACATCTCCTGCGTAATATGTTGAACCATCTAAGTATGCGTAAGTAAATATGCATGCATAAGTAGAACCATCGTATGATCCGACACTATCTGGGCGAGGAGCATTTGTTCCAGTACTTGCTCTAGCATATAACTTAACCATCCTTGGTGTTCTTCCTAAACCGTGAGCAATTGTAATAGTACCATCTTCTCCGTTACTAGCACCAGTTCCTCTCGTAGGAACGATTCCTGTTAAGAGACCACCATCAACTGCTGGTATCCTAGCATTCGCATCTAAGACAACGACTTTATTAGCTGTTGTTCCTGCATCGACTGAGAGTCCGTTAGAATCTCTGACTACTCCCCCATTTGCTTTAATCTTAACACGTAATTTTCCAGATGAGAATTCAACACCTGGATCAGTTGCTAAATCGATGAAGATTCCAGATGAATCTCTACCGATACCAAGACTTGGTTTGATGTCAAGCCAACCAAGTACTGCTCGAGCATCTGTTAACGAAGTTAGAACCCCAGATGCACAGATTGCTTTACCTAATGGCATCGAATCATTATCAAATCCAGTTTGGTTAATTGCTAGTGCACCGTCTGTAAGTTCGATGTAGTTTGTCGCATCATCTACTAATGCTTGAGCAGAAGCTCCAGCATAGTATGTAATTACTCCATTAAGAGAATAATATCCAGAATTGATATTGACTTCTAATGCAGAACCATTCTGAGAGACTGCTAAAGAAGAGATACCAGATGCGATAATTGAATCAGCGTATTCTTTATCAACTACTTGTCTGTTTGTACTGATGACTCTATCTGAAGGAAGTAAAATGACTCCAGCAAATGCTTCTTCACCATTAAATGCTCTTACTAACTTAGCAATGATCGGGTGAGATACGATCTTAACTTGTGCTCCCTTTCTGTGTGCATATTGGTTTCCAGTTTTAACTGTATCACCATCAAGCATTGAAAGTCCTCTTTTAACGAATGTGAAATCAAAGCCTACTAAAGAAATGATTGCATATTCTCTTCGACTGTTTCGTTCATCAATAACAATACCGTAATCACCATCTGGTAATGTAGCAGCATCATAATCAGCAGAAGCATTTGATTCTAACTTCCCTGTAGTAGCTGCAGCAGAGATTCCTGCTGTTAATGTTGTTTGAAACTGTGCGATTACTTTTATCATATATTTATTTAATTATCTTGTGTATGTAAACGAATACATATTTAAGTAAAAATCCTGATTATAATTGCCACTCGTTCCCATGAATGATGCATAATTCTCTGCTGTTGTTGCTGGTGCATAATTACTTGTTAGAGTTGTTGCTGCAGACCATGCTCCTTCATTTAACCTCCAGTAATATTTTGCGCTATTTCCATCAACCATTTCAATCCTGAGATAAACAAGATCGTTTGAAGCAATTGCAGTTAAAGCCGCAGATGCATTTTCTGTTGTTCCGTCTGCTTGCGTTGCATATAAGAAGTGACCACTCGCAGTAGATAAAATCTTAAAACCGCAATGAACATTAGTAAATGTAATCGCACTTGTCGAAATAGCAGGTTGTCCTAAACCAACGAAGATTGCTTGACCAGTTGCATTTGAATAAAAGGAACCAGATAACATCATTGTTACGATCGGATTACCTTGGTAGATCTTTCTGTCGTTTGTTCTTGCTAACTTTAGTGTTAATTTTGCATATTTTGCGTTAGACGAGCAAGTGATTTCGGCACCATCTCCTCCAAATGTTATAACACCACCAGAAACTGTTGAAGTAAAACGAGCAGCAGTTTCAAAACAAGTAGAAAGAGTTGCTGAAGTACCTAAACCTGCTCCTTGAGCACCTTGTGCTCCCTGAGCTCCCTGAGAACCAGCAGCACCATTATTTCCCTGCGAACCTTGATTTCCTTGAGTACCCTGATTACCTTGCGTACCTTGCGCACCATTATTACCTGTTCTAACGAAATGAATCTTATAGACTGCAGAGTTCGTAGGAAGTGTACCAGAGACAAATGTAACATGAAGCTTATAGAATCCAGCCATTACTTCGACTTGATCGATACTGAAAATGTTAAACTTAGTATCATTATTACCTTCGATGTAAAGATAACCTTTTACTGTTGCAGTCGAGTCATCAAATGTGTCATACCAAGCTGTTTGAGTATTTCCATCTCCGTCTAAGTTATCAATAAAGATATGTGAGACACTTCCAATTGTTCCATTATCATATCTGAAGACACCATTACCAGGATCTGCTTCTGTAATTGTTGTAGAGAATGTATATTTGACTCCCCCCTTACTTCCTTGATAACCCTGATTTCCCTGGTTGCCTTGAGTACCTTGGTTGCCCTGAGTACCCTGATTACCTTGGTATCCTTGATTTCCCTGGGCACCGTTAGATCCATTATTCCCTTGATATCCTTGATCTCCCTTCGCTCCTGTTGCACCTTGTACTCCTTGTGTACCTTGGTTTCCTTGGAATCCCTGAGGACCCTGAACAGTTGAAGCAGCACCTTGGACACCTTGTGGACCTTGATCACCTTGAGGTCCTTGGTTTCCATCACCTGGTGTACCTTGGAATCCTTGTGGACCCTGGACTGTAGAAGCTTCACCTTGTGTACCTTGGTTTCCTTGGAATCCTTGCGCTCCTTGCGCTCCTTGTGGTCCTTGGACTGTCGATGCTTCTCCTTGGTCTCCTTGATGTCCTTGATTACCTTGATTGCCTTGACTTCCCTGTACTCCCTGTGTTCCCTGATTTCCTTGACTACCAGTTGAACCCTGTACACCTTGATCACCTTGATCTCCTTTATCTCCTTTACTTCCTTGAACTCCTTGTGTGCCTTGAGTACCCTGTGTGCCTTGATTTCCTTGATTACCCTGACTTCCAGTAGATCCTTGACTTCCTTGCGAACCTTGTACTCCTTGATTTCCCTGATTTCCTTGGTTGCCTTGGTATCCCTGAGTACCCTGATGTCCTTGAACACCTTGGTATCCTTGGTTTCCTTGGTATCCTTGGTTTCCCTGAGTACCCTGGGTACCTTGGTTTCCTTGTGTTCCTTGGTTTCCTCTTGCTGCAACTAAAGACCACCAAGTATTTGCTATCGTAGGATAAGCAGGTGGTTCGTTAACTCCAGTAGAAGAAGTATGAGCTAATAAGCAGTAGAATGTAGATCCATCATAGAGTACTGAATCACCATAGACATAACTTTGTGCTGTAGCCCAGTTTCCTTTCGGATATAAAATTATATTAAAACCATCGTCAGCAATATTGTTAACACTATCAATAAGATCAGCAAATTGTCCTTGCGTAGGTTTATCCTTAGTCTCGAAATATTGCTTTAACGTTGTTCTTGATCGTTGTGGCATATTGATTAACTAACAGTGAAGGAATCATCTATTGGAGAGAATCCGACTCCTTCACCTGTACCTATCTTATATTTCTTAGGTATCTTAGAACTCTTGATTCTGATATCTGAAAACTTCTGTTCTAGAATTGATAAGTATCCAATTCCAAGAGGAACGAACTTAACTTTAACTCTTTTGAACTTTGGTGTGTGTATCTTCAATTCTGTTTCAAAGTAATTTGGATTCGAAGATGCAATCAAACCGAGGACATCTTCTCCAATCATCTCACTTCCGATCAGACCTGCGTCTTCTTCATCAACATAAGCACCATTACCTTCTATTCTTCCCATTAAGATATACGGATCATTATCGAAACTCATGTAAATCTCAAAACTTTGTTCGATGTCAATGTATCCAGTCAATCTAAACTTCTTAAACTTCTTTAAGTAATCAGTCTTTAAGTTTGTTTTCTTGCCTTCCCATTCTGCTACGATCTCGTAATCAAGATCATCGAATCCTGTAAATAACTCGTAAACATTTGAAGACATACTATCTCCAACAAGAACTTCAGATGCAAAGTCAATTCCCATCTGTCCAGAATAATCACAAACATCAAATGACTTCTGTAAGATGTTATAAATAAGTAAAACATTGTTGTTAGGACTGTCATCTTTCTTACAGAAGATTAAGACCCAATCTCCTTTCTTGAACATTGCAGTATCTTCATCGTATTGATAATCTTCCATCTTGAAATTATCACTTAATGAAGTTGGTATGATCTTATCTCCCAATTGATTGAATGCTAGTAATCTTAACTTAGGTTCTTTAGGATCGAATGTATCTACGAAGATCATTCCATCTGCTGTAACTACTGCTGCTCTTGGTGAAGGACAACCGATGTTAGATCTATAGACTTGGTTATCCCATGTAAGATCGTCAGTACTAATCTTTACCCACCAACTTCCTTTATCTTGAAGAGTGTAGTAGGTATCGTTAAAGTTAAGAACGATCATTGACCGAGAACCAACTGAATCTTGACGTAAAACATTACCTTCTCCAGCTACTCTCGTTGCAGTATAAGTAAAATCAGCAAGGCCTCCATTAACTGGATCTTCCCAAAGATAATCACAGACTACTGCTGTTCCTGTATTTGCAGCAAAGTCTAAAACGTAAGCACCCGTAGCATAATTGATTGTTCCCGTCCCGTCTCCAATCAAGTTTCCATTCTTATCGTCTGTTAACGTTTGAGCACTGCCATCTTTAAATGCATAACCAAAACCTTGTCCTTTAGAAAGAGTTCCAGTATAGTGTTTCTTTCCAGTAGCAGTATCTGTAATTGCTTCTGCAGTTACTGCAGTATAATTTGAGTCGTTATCGACTTTAGAGAATCTGAGACCTGTTGGATCTTCTTTCATATCCCAACAGATCATTCTTGAGCGTTCAATACTTATTTGTCCTTTGTAATTCTTTGTTGAGTTTGTAAGATCTAAAACATCGGTAGGTGCTGAAGGATAAATCTTAAAGAGTCCATCCTGTCCACATGCCCAGACTTGTCTTCCAGCAGGTGTAAAAGAATTAGAGAAGTATAAAGGTTCGTCAGCAAGTAATCCTGTCTTTGAATCAACCCAAAGTTGAGTTGTATTATTGAAGTATTGCAACTTAGTTCCAATCTTTCTAAACATCGTCTCTGTTCCATCTACATTCATTATCTTACCGAGACCTAGAACACCATCATTGCTTGCTTCTTCTGCTCCAATCAATCTTCTTCCCGGAATCAATTCAATCCTATCTATACGTGTTAGAAAATTAACAGACTTACTTGCAGCTCCATCGTCGATCAAAGTCTCGTCAACAGAATTGACTGTACCTTTACCATAAATATTGATTGCTTGTTCGACAATTTTCTTCATATTTATATGCTTTCGTTATATGCTATTAGCAGATTCATTGTGCTATCTTCTTTATCAACTAACAGATTGTAAATTGTAGTATCTTGATCTTTTCTAAAGTACTGCAATCCCATTCTGTAAGCTACTAAAGCGTTCAAGTGATCAACTGTAATTGGTGTATTTGAATCTGTCAAAGCATCTGGTTTATATTTATAATCAACTACGAGATTAGTATTGTTATATTCATCGTTGATTAAGACTAACGTATTGTTAGGTACATCGATCCAGTAATCAAATGTCGAATCGAATCTCTGTTGGAAAGTAGCTTTCTTTAACGGTTCTTCAGATCCTTCTGCCCATACATCGATTACTTTTCCTAGATCTGTAATTCCTGCAAGTGATAACGTTCCTGCTGGTAATGTTTGCGTCTTAAGCAAGAACTTCCAATCTCTTTCTGCAAAGATCTCATTCAAAGCGAGATTAGCTGCTATCAATGCGTCGTCGTCTGAATCAAATTCTTCTCCGTCTAATTCGACTTTAAAGATATTGTAAATGTCGTCAAACATAATGTTAGAACTTATGAGACCAGTCTAACTGTTCCCATTCTTGGTTTGTTAAGTTAACTGTTAATTCAGATCCTTTACCAAGTAATCCTCTAGCATCTCTATCAATTAAATAGAGACCAGCTCTTTCTGCTGTAATCAGTAGTGGTGTACCGTGATAGATTACTCCATAAGCACCAGTGTTTGTATTCCTAACCTGGAACTTATCGTGTGTCGAGATAAATTGACCCGAATTGAACATATTGTTGTCTGAAGAATCAACGTAGAAAGCCATAAAATTGCTTAGCGCTGTCTTCTTATATTTCTTAAATTGTTGATAATATGAATCGTCGATCTCTCGGTATGTCTCTGTCTCTTCAACTTGAAGCATTGAGTGATAACTTCCTGTCTGAGGATCGATGATATCATCTTCGTTCTCGATATTTCCGTAATGACCAGTACAAGAGATAGGGGAGTACTTCATATACTCTTTCGTGATCTCTCCTGTAATCCATTCATAGTTGATTTGAAAGAGCTTTGCGAATTCTTTACCTAACTCTAACATCTCTTCGGTAACAAACTTCTTATCAATATTGTCGTTGAAGTTATCTGCGAATGGAAACATTGCTTGCGGAATCAAGCCGTACTTTCTCATTCCATCTGCTACCTTATAAAGATAAGCACCGTGAACTGTAGTCTCTCCCATGATCGCTGTATATCTTTCGTTAAAGTTAAGTACTCCGTTAACAAAATATCCTTTCTCTTTTAACCAATTGACTTTCCAAGCAGGTATCAATCCTAATCGTAATTGTTGCATCATGATGTATTCGATTGCATCTGTAGTACCATTAAATGAGACACACATCAATGTATCGTAAAGATGCTCTTGTAAGAACTGAATCTCGTGTGGAATCTTAAGTTCTTTCCAATGTGTGTTCTCTAATAGTACTTTATGAACGATTGGACTGTTTGCTCCTGCTACCCAATCGTGTTCTCCAATACCGATTAGAACACCTGTTTGTAAAAGTTTGTCTGCCATATTAAAAATTAAGATAAAGCCAAGTTGAGATTAGCAACCAGAGCGCATAAGCAATAAGTAAAACCCAAGCAATGATAACGATCACTTGAATTACTCCTACTAAACAACTCCAGAATTTAAACTTCATAATGTTAGTTGAGAAAGAGAGGGGAGACTCTGACTCAGGCTTATTGCCTCTTGCTCTTTTAATCAAGATCCCCTCTTTTCTATTATATCATTGAATGAACTATCACATCGTTTGCTTACGTGGTAATCTTTCATCAAGCATCGTTTCTATTCTAACCTGACCTTTCTCTAAGTCTGTCATCCGTTCTTCAATATGTTTAAAATCATTTTGCTGGAAGAGCATGAATGTATCTTTGATCTTATAGATCGACTTATTGATTGCAGCTAAACTGTCATCTAATGCTCTGTGTTTATAAAGACACCCATCTTCTAGTCGTTGTACTCTGGAATCCTGCTTAACGTTTGGATCTCGGACTCCTTGTACTAATTTGAAGATGAATTGTGCTATCGTAATTAGTCCTAAGATGATTACGAATAGCTCTGATATAGTTAATCCAAACATATAGCTGCTAAATTATTTAACTTTTGGCTTAAAGAATGAATGAAGAGCAAGACCAGCTACGACTAAGTCTCCAGCTGTTCCTACAAATCTTACGATTAGATCAGCAAGAACGTTCTGGTCATAATCAACTGTGACTCCGAATGCAGTCAATAGTCCCATTACAAGACCGATAATTGCGATCCAGATTCTTCGTTCTTTTAACAAACTTAGAATGTTGTTCATAATGTTAATTGCTTAGTTATTTAGACTATTCCTGCCCCCATAAGTATAGGGGCAGAGTAGACTAGATAGCGATCTGTAAGTCCAAGAACTTCTGAGCACCATCAGCAAATGTCTTCAGACCATAAAGAGCATCTGTTAACATGTTGACAGTTTTCTGTTTCGGTTCTTTGCGAGGTTCAGAAACTACGTCTTGCTGAATAACAGCATCGACAGCTTTAGCTCTACCAGCATAGCAGTGAAGCATTTTCTTGCTCCATACATCGGTGGCATGAGTAATAGTTTCTGTGTAGGTAATACGACCAGCACCAGTAGCTGTGATAACCATAGTAGTACCGACAGAGGTAGCAACTACTCTCGAGTCAGTTAACTTATTGCGATCAGCAGTACTTAATGCTACGTAAGTAGAACCAGCACCAGCAGCACCATTAACAGCAGCGATTAAACGAGCCTGAGAAGTAGCAGCATCACTTCCAATTTCTACATTACCAGCAGTAGAACCAAGAGATGAAACAAAAGTAAATGTGACACCATTGATAACGACTGTATTGGTATTGGAAGGTTGCTCTGTCAAAGTCAAGATAGCAGTACTTGTTAAGTTATTGCTAATATAGACTTTGAAGCCTAACAACGGGCCAGCATAACCATTCTTCAAAGTAAGATCAGTCAAGCTGATGTTCTTACCGATGATTAACTGGTTGATCAAAGCAGCGATATAAGGATCGATGACTAAGACCATATCACCATTGTCATCTACGTTGTTAGCTTGCAGCTTAGCAGCAAGGTTAGTAAACGTAGTGCTGATATTCTCAGAAGTACCAGCAGCTAAAGTAATCGGATTGCCAGCAGTACCAGCAATATCACCATCGTCGAATGTGTCATAAGCATTGACAGTTTCGTATAGGATATCTGCATCAATGTAGCGTCTTAACTTAAGAGCACATTGTTTACCAGCATTTTCTCCTAATTGCAACGGTTTCATTTGAAGAGCATCCCAAGAATCAAGAGCGAAGTCAACAGCCTTTTGCTTATTGACAACTATTGTTTCTGAACTGTCACTTAATGTACCGATTGTGCGATCAGTATAACGAACGACATCACGAACGACTAAACCAGAAACATCTAAAATGTTTCTTTGAACAGTAGTACCCCAAGTCAATTGAGATTCAAAACGAGTATTACCGATCTTCCAACCGATAAGAGACTTCGTTAAGATATCCTGGAACTTAGGAGAGAACGCTGTTCTAAATTGAGCTAAACTCATATAAGGAAGTTATGTTATTCTTGAGAGTCTTGCCAGTCGAAATATTTCTTACGAAGTTTAGGATCATCCATGACCTTTTTATATTGATCAGGATTGTTCTTAAGAGTAGCAAACTCAATGTGTTCAGTCTCTTTATTACCACCTTTAGAACCTCCTTCGATTTCTTCCTTCTTCTTAGCTTCCTTAGAGGTAGCTTTGACATCAGGGAAGAATTCGTTCTTGATTGCTTCTAGTGATTTGAGATGTAGGAAATCTTTAGAGAAAGCAACTTTCTTAAATGTTTCCTTCTTTCCAGCGAGCTCCGGATACTTAGTAGCAATATTCTTTTCGAAGTCTTGCTCAAATGCATCGAGATTCTCTCTAGAAATCTTTTCTAGAACAATTGGTTGTACTCTTTCATCTGCAGCTTTAATAGCTTCAGCCTTTGCTTCAGCAATAATGATCTTAGCATACTTTCTTGCGATTTCTGGCTTAAGACCTGCTTCTTCTGCAAACTCCTCAAGAGTTTGGTTACTTAAACCTGAATCGTCGTTGGATTTTCGTACCTCAGCAAGTTTTTTCTTGACATCAAGATATTTCTTGAGAGGAACCATTTCTCCGTCGACTTTAACCTTCTTTTCAGTAGAAGGACGATAATCCGATAACTCTTCATCATCGTCTGCCTTATCGTTAGCAGGAGGTGTCTTTTTAGAAGTATCTTCCTCTTCCTCTTCGTCATTGTTTTCTTCCGAGTCATTGACTTCCTCGTTTTCATCTTCGATTTCGTCGTCGATGATGTCTTCTTTTTCTCCAGACATAAAATTAGATAAGCTCTAACAGCTGGCTGTTCTTGTGAAAGTAGCCACCTTTAAAGCTAGTTTATTTATGTGCCGTGGCGGGCACGTTTATAATAAATGAATTATTAAGCAGTCATGTACTCTGGCAGTTTCTCTTCTCTGTTTACTGGTTTATCAACTGTCTTCGTTTTGAAATTCTCTTCGTCTTTCTTAGAAGGAATGACTCCATCTGCTCTTGCCCATAACGGAATCGGACCGTTATAAGTTTCCTCTTCTAGCACTTCTTCTTTCGTTTCTTCTTCATTTGAAACACCTCCTTTCGTATCGTCTTCTTCATCATCAGTTTCCTCTTTAGGAATCTGGATGACATCACCAACTTTAGTTCCTTCCTCTGCCAATTCAGGATTAAGATCTAAGTCTTCCTGAGTGACAACATGATCGATGAGTTCTTCATCGAATAATGCTTCGTCTTTCTTAGAAGCATCTGTTTTCTTTTTGCTCATAAAAATTACTTATCGATGCTGTCAAGCCAGTTTCTGATTGCATCAGTCTGTTTCTTGGCATCGGTTAACTTAGTTAATAAAGATAACTGACTATCTAAGTCAGAAATATAACGTCCTTCTCTTGTCTCGATCAATTTCTTAAGTGTATCAGAAATGTCATTCTTCAATCCTTTAATCAAGGCTCTTCCACCAGGTGATTCACTAAGAGAGTAAAGATTCTGTGCTTCTTTGTAGATGACCTTGTTTCCTCTTACGATCTCTTTGTCTTCTTCTCCTGGGAAGAGTTCTTCCATCTCGTCGAATTCTTCATCGATTGTTTTTGCTTTATCTGACATACGTTGATTGAGACTCTGCTGGTACTGTCTGTGCTACAGACTGATCGAGACCAACTTGAGTGTCTATGTTATTATTTGGTTGTGCTCCAGGTTCTCCACCTTGTCCAGCATTTGCCATTGCAGCAAATTCGTCTGGAACTTTTAACATTCCTCTTGATGCCATCGCAGCTCTTGCTTTATTCATCATGTTCTGTAAGACAATCGGTTGCATCTCTTCGAGATATGCTACTAACTTGTCCTCATCTTTCTTTTCTAAGTCATTTTCGTAAACGTAATCAAAGATCTTCTGTAAATATGAAACTTCAGCTTTAAGGAATGGTCTGAACTTCTTACCAAGTAAAATCTTCTGAATGTCTTGAGAAGCTCTGATCGATTGTTTCTCATCTACATCAATTGGTTCTAATGCTCTCTTAATGTCGTCTTTATTAAATCCGTTAAGAGCAAGACCTAACTCTAACTGGAACTTCTTGTTGAAGAAAGGATTCTGGGCTTGATTCTTTAAGAAGTCATTCTTCGATTTCTTTTCTAATGCATCATTTGTAGCTTGACTCATACCTCCAGATAATGAAATATCGAAAGTACCTAGATCATCTTGAGTTAGATCTTCGTAAGCTGCTCCGTCTTCTCCAAGAATCTTAATTGATGCAGTCTTATCAAGTTTGTCTGAAAGATTCAAGATGTACTTCTGACCAAGTTTAAGATGGCATCTGTTATAAGAAATCTCGAAGAGAGTCATTCTCTTTTCTTGATTCTGTTGATCTCCGTAGTAAATACCAACCTTCTCTGTGTCTGACATACCAGCTCCATCTGAATTAACTCCTGTAATCTTCCCTGAGAGTTTCTCTAAGATGCTATCAAACTGCTGTGGTTCGATAATGTCATTAACTGGGAGCGTATATAAACCTTTAGAAGGATCTCGATTAGGAGTGATCGGAATCAATCGATCTGGAGAGTAAGTAAGCAAAGTTGGATTTGTATAAATCTTTGGATCGTAAGCTCTTGCTGGTTTGTTCTTTGCTTCGTTGTTATCAAACATCTGATTCAAAGAAACATTTCTTAACTGGAATAACTCTCTGACTCTTGACATCGGAGCAGGACTCCAAAAGTTAAAGAGATCTGGATAGTACGCCCAAGATTCAAATGGCCAGAATGGTTGATCACCATCTCTAAGTGGACTTGTAATCTCATTTAACTTTTTCTTTTTGATAATGATCTTCTTACTAAGATCTAATAGGAAGACAGCTCTTATTCCGTTTACTGTAGTATACCATTCAAGCAACTTATAAGAAGCATCTCCAGCTTGGAAGTAATCTTGGTAATTCATTCCAACAACTACAAATCTGTTTGACTTCTGTTGATCTGCATTGTCTGGAATCTCTGAATTGTTATCTGCGTAGGAATCAATCAATTCTTTTACTTTCGATTTGATGTATCCTTTACCATTCTCTAATTGGTACTTAGAGAGAATAATGTTATCCTGTCCTAGATATCTAGCAGATTCTAATGTCATTCCATTAGTAAGAGGATCTACTAAGAAATCGTAGTGATCAACTGGATCTAATCTGTGAGCATAAGGATACCGTGCGTATATTTTTAAAATTCCTCTTCCAGAAACCATCGCTAGTTTCTTTGTGAGCAAGTCTTTGTATTCCCAATCTTCGTGAGAGACTGAACTCTCTAACTGCCAAGCACTTGTAACTTTCCTTGCTTTATCAATGTCAGCAGTTTCTGTTGGTTTGAAGACTAAGAGAACAGGTTGCTTGATCTTCGAGAGGAGAGTATCTTCAAAACCTGCCATCAACTGAATCATGATGTTTGAACGTTTCGATAACGTCTTCGGTTTCTTGCCATAGAGAAGATTTTCATTCTCATGCCATTCAACAATGTTTGGCTTTCTGAAGTCATAACTGTTATTGTACTCTAATTGGATTCTCTCGATATGTTCCTCGTCTGTGAGACCAAGAAACTTTCCAGAGACATTCACAGAATCTTCTGACTCTTCAAAGTCAGATTCATCAAAGAGAGTATCATCTAATGTTATGTCTTCTTCTTTTTTCTTCATAAGATTATAAGTTTAATCCAGGATAGAGGAAGTCTTCATTCTCTTCTTCATTTTCCTCATCTTGGTTATCATTCGTGTTTAAATCGTCAATCTGTTCTCCATCAACAAATGTTAGCATCAGAGCATCCATATTGTTAGGAGACTTAATTCCTTGACGTTTCATTTCTCTCTTACTCATGATCTTGATTCTTCCCGATACTTCTGTTCTGTACTTAATGACGAGACCTTCTTCTTTCCAAGCAGTATTCTGAACAAGTTCTCCTCCGGTCCTCATCCACTTACGTAAATCAAAGTAAGCTCTAGCTCTAATGTTTAAAAAGATCTTGCCTCCATCGGCAACGATTATTTCTTCTTCTTCCTTATCAACTCGTTCTCCTACATTTAAAGCATTAACTCGAACACCAGCAAGACCAAGTTCTTGAGCAACGTTAGCTCCTTCACCAAAGTTATCGATAGTGACATCTTCTGGGAGAATCTCGTAGTGTTCCATCAATGTTCTAGTCTTCTGTGCGATGGACTTCGAATTGGAAATCTTTTCCTTAGCAACGATCTTGGCCTTATAATTATCTCTGACTACCCAAGATGTAGTATCCGATCCTTCTCCAGCAGGATCAACTCCCAATCGCTTACGACCAATAAAGGTACCATCAATTGTTGTTCTGAAATCCTGCTCGAGAAGCAACGGAAGATAACCTCCGTCATCCATCGAGTCTTCGTTTGGAAATTCACCTCTGACACGAATATTGTACTCATCTGAGTTAATACCGTGTTTGTCAATAATTCTTTGAACGTACTTAGGATCAACAATCGGACTGTCTTCAGAACTAAATGTTAAGCACTGCCAATTTTCTTTATCTGTAGTATGTGAATCATGAAAGTATCCAAGCAACCGAGTCGGATTAGAAATCATAACGAAAATGAAGAAGCCTCCAGTAAGAGCACCTTCTCCAGTGTTAAAGATTTCGTCTGGAACACCAGAGGCTTCATCAACCAAGTATAGGATATGATCAGCATGAATACCAGCTAAAGCTTCGGGGGATTCCTTTCTAGCTGTTCGAGCTCTAGCAAACCAAGTCTGTGGAGACTCGATCATTCGTATGTAATCATTTGACCAATCGTATAATTGTTTAATCTCCTTAGGCATTCGATTCAACCAGATCTGAACTTCCTTCCAAAGAATATCATGCATCTGATCAGAAGTAGGAGCTGTACAAGGTATCTGAGAATCTTTGTAGCAGAATAGGAACCAAAGCAATACCCAAGATAATGTTGTACTCTTTCCGATACCATGACCAGACTTAATCGAGATTCTATTGGAAGATTTCTTTGTGATAGCAGCTTCAATAGATAATAGGATTGCTAACTGCTGCCAAGTAACTTCTTCTCCTTTAACGAATTGTTCGAACCAGCCTTTCTTAAAATCTTTGAATCTGCATTCTTTAACTGCTAGATCAAATTTTTCTTGATACTCTGGTTTGACTTTCTGAGGTCTGAGACCGAACATGTCACAGACCCAACGAAGGGGAGACTCTTGCCATTTTAAGAATAAATCTACGTCTGTCATAAGTCTCCCCTATTTAAAAATTATTAAGTAAAAACTTTGCAACCTAGACTAAATGGTATCTCGCAGTAACAACAGCTGTGCCTGTACCAGTATCAAATGCAGCAGTCTTGTTAGAGATGTAGACACCGATACCAGTGATATCAGCTGTAGCAATACTTGAAAGATCTTTAGCAATTCTCTTTGTTAAGATTCTTGCTGTTGCTCCTGTTACTACTGAAGCAGCAATATCTGCGTGTAGAGTTGTACCAGCTCCAGTAGCTGTATTCTTATATTGAAGGTTAACAACACCACCATTAGCAAACTGAGTTGCAGTTCCTGTCAGATCTAAAACCATATCATCTAAGATAATGGCTTTACCAGTAACAGCTGGAATGATTACTACAGGAGCAGCAGCCATACCATTGATCTGAGCAGCTGTTAACGAAACTTGAACTGTTCTGATGACAGAAGCATCAATCTCATCTGAACTGATAGCTGAAATGCTATCCCAGACTGGAGCAGCAGTTGTGCCACTATTACGATAAACCTTGCTGTCTTCTAAACAAGTGATTAAAGCACCAGGTGCAAATAAGCTTGCAGTAGTCACTGGTGTACCGTTCGGAATTGTTCCTCTCTTAATGAGATGGTTTACGTCATACTCATCAACGAGCATCTCCGAACCAGGAATTGAATAAGGCATATTTTTGTTATTAGAACAGGTCAGCTGGAAGAGCTTCCTGTTCGTTAATTAAATTATCTTTGTCCTCAAATAAATTGTCATCAACTGCTGTCTCTGTAATCTCTCCATCAATGACCTCTTGCTTTGTACCTTCAAGCAAACGTTTCTTAGTTGCTTGATCAAATAACTGTGCAAGAGAGATGTTATGATTGATATTGCCTTCAATCTCAACTTTATCGTTCCAGCCATAATTGTTCTTAAGGATAAATATGATTCCAGTAGGCGGAGTGCCTAAGATCATCTTTTCCTCGAGGACATTCTCACACATTAGCTTGGCTCGTGAGAGCATTGGACCGAACTCATCTGTGTGTACGTAATCAACTAAATTCTTTCGTGTACAACCTAAGTGTAAAGCAAGGCCAGTCATTGATGCTACAAGTTTCTTCTTCTTAACGTTCTCGAAATAGGAATCAATTTTCGTTTGCATCCATTCCTTGCTTCTTGTTTTGAATATGGTGAGGGGAGCTGTCATAAGGTATTTATAATCAGGCAGGCTATTGCTTGCTTTAAAAAGTTATTAACATCTTCAGTAACATTATATCATTTTTTCTCTTGTCTGTAAAATGGGTATCTATTTCAGTCGTGCTTGCTATCGATTAGGAATCGACAGTTCGTTCGAAAATATTTTAGGAAATTTGTAGAGACTAGGGAATAAGGAGAATGCTGCTGCATGGGATGCTTCTCAGGATGCAAGCTTCGACAGATTATTAAAAATCTTTAGACTGGCTAAGACCATTCTATTTTCCGTGAGTCCTCTCGAGCGGGGGTGTGTATTCGTATCAGTACGTTCTTAACGCAATGCAAGAAACTTTCCCATCCATTCTCTTGCACGCATGTGCGTATCCTATCTGACAATGCAGCATCCTCTTCCTTAACGAGATGCATAGCGTACCTGTTAATAACTACTCGATGCGTATCGTACTTCCTCTTTTCCTTATCCTTCAATACGAGCATATTGAGCAATGTTTACTTGCTTCATTTACAAATTTGATTTTGCGTATTACAATGTAAGCATAACAAATCCAGTACCTTTCAATACACAACGCATCATCCTATCCTATATCAAATACGATACGCAGCACTCTTCTTCTCCTTGATATGCTACGCAGCATCAATAAGGAAAGAACGGTCATCATAGTATAGTATAGTATAGTATAGTATAGTATAGTATAGTATAGTATCCTTACCCTTATCTAGTACTAAGCTAGAGGATAAGATACTGCATAGCATATATGATAAGCAATATGAAGAGCTACATCATAGTAGCTAAGAGTAAGAAGCTAGTAGAAGAGATAGCTACTAGAAAGAAAGCAAGAAGAATAGCTAGAAAGAAGTATAGCAAGCAGTATAGAGAAGAGAAAAGCTATATCATCGTATCAGGGAAGACTCTTGCAGAAGCATTGTCTCTTTATCAGAAAGAGAAGATGCAAGTAGCAGATAAGAAGAAATCTCCCACAAAGCAAGTAGCTAAGAAGAAACAAGTAGCAAGTAAAAAGAAACCTGCTAGCATGCTAGAAGCAGCTAAGCAAGAAGAAGAGAAGCAAGTAGCTAGAATGAATGCACGTAATAGCAAAGACTAAGCAGCTATGCTTAGCTTGCAAAGAGTAATACTAGAATTACTCGTTAGCAAATCAATACGTATATGTCAGACAAACAATTAGAACGTAAAGTACGAGAAACTGAAATCTTTAAGAAACTTTCTCAGTCAGAGCATTACAAGATTACAGATACAGACTTTGATGACGGAGAATGCAGAATAGTCTTTGAGAACGAGAATGAGCCAGGATGCTCTGTAACAGTAATGTATCAAGAAAATTAAGAACTGATACGTATCATGCTAAATTGATAAGAAAATTCCTTACCTGTATATTATATCAACTTTATGGTTTACGAGCCAATTTGAGCACAAATTTGCAGAATAAACAGCTGATTAGGATAACAGTTAAGGTATAGGTTTTAGCTTAATAGCAGAATGATGTTGTTTACAGAGATGTAACTCTTGCAGCATCATCAAGAAACAATATGAGCAAGAAATGTTATGCACAGGTTGGAGAAGACTGGTGCAAGAATAATGCAATACCTGGTAAACTGTATTGCAAGAAGCATTCGAGCTTTGAAGAGAATGAAGAAGATATAAGAACGAATGCATTAGGAGTAGTCTCTGATATGCTTGATAAGCTTCCAGTAGCATATTGGGATGAAATCATTCAAAGAGACATCTGTCAAGATATGGATGATACTCTTAATCAGATGGCTACTGGAGAGATAATTGATTTAGCAGAGGAATTGAAAGAAGACATTAAGGAAGAGGAAAAGAAAGAGAAGACAAAGAAAAGAAAGTTTATTAAAGCAATTGCAGATGCTCTTTCAGAGTATGATGTAGACAAAGAAACTTCTATTAGAATAGCAGAGAAGATAACTAAGAAACTTATTAAACTTTAATTATATGGAGAAAATGAAATCAGTAGTAATACAAGGAGCGTATTGGTATATCTTTGCTTTTAAGAATACAACAGTAGCAGTTCCTACAGTTAAGGCTTACGCTAATGCTAGATTATTAAAGTTTACAGAGAATCATATCTTCCTGCATTGGAAAGACAACTACAATACGAGAGGAGACTTTAGTACTGAGTTGATGAAGTTCTCTTACGGAGTAAATGAAGATGGTCGATTCTTCTATATGGACGAAGGAGACTTCTATCAACGTAATCAAAGACGAAGAGAATTAGGCTTGATGCCTATAAGCAAATAAACGTATGAGATGTCCTAAAATAGGTTGTAAGAATACATTGAATGCAAATGAAATGATGAACGCAATTAGTCGAAGAGACAATAAGACGAGAATATGTGCTGACTGCGGTCAACAAGAAGCATTAGAAGACTTTGTTAAAGTCATAAAAGAAAAGAAATAATTGTTAACAGTTTATTAACAGACGAACATTTACAAAAAAGTATTTGCGTATTACAATTTGAAAGTACAAGAAGGAAGAATGACTTAATCATTCCCTTCGTAATCTTCATATCAATATGAAACCAAAACAAAAAGAACGCATTATTGGCACTGGAAAGAGTCGAAAAGACCACGTCATCAAGACGAAGGACTACAAAGGTTATCTTTTCTTGGGCTACAATGAAAAGACTCATTCTGTAATGTCTGCAATTAAGTCAGACGAATTGATGCACATGCTAAGGGAGATAAATTCTACGACTCCCGAATTCATCGACAGTCTGAATATGATGCTGATGCAAATTAGAATCTTTGAGAGAAAATAACTTTTATCATTATGGCGAGAATTACTTTCGAAGGAAACTTCGAGGAACTTTGCAATCAAATCTTAGAAGCTGCTAAGTGCATTCATAAAGACAAGACAATCATTACTGGTTCTCCAATTAAGTTGAAAGATGTTAAGCTTGCTGTACGACAGAATAAGAAGTGGACAGAGTTCGAACTTAATTTCTTACGAGACAATTATCTTGCTAAGAGAATACCTTGGATTGCTGCTAAGCTTATGAGAAAACCTTCTTCCTGCTATCAAATGCTTAATGTGATGTATAGCAAAGGATTAAGGAAGAAAGCAACAAGAGCGGGGAAAGTTATTAAAAACTAAGAACACATCTATGAAGTTCTCAAAACATCAAAAGATTGCTTTCTGTGAAAGCGTCATCTTACTAATCTTAATCTTTGCTGCTTACAAGTTCTTACTTGCACTTGTAAACAGAATCTGGTAATATGAAAGCATACGTAGGAATCGGACATAAGAGTCAAGATCTTTCTCATTCATACAAAAGAAAGAGAAGAGTCGAAGAACTGACTCAAAAGCAAATTCTCTCTTGTAAGAAAGTAGCAGAGAGTTTAATCTCGTCAGTACAAATATTGCTTGATGATAGAATAAGCGAAGACATTAATCTTCGTCTTCTTCAATCACCTGGCTATGAAGATGAGAATGCTCTCGCGAGAGAACTAATTCTAACAGAGTTCAAGAAAATTACTAAATCTCTCAAGTCATTTTAATATGAAGACTCCAGACTTATCACAATATCAATGTCCTCGTTGCCTTAGTACTGGACATCTATATGTAACAGAATTCCCAGACTCTCATTATCGGTATATCAAGTGCGGATTCTGTTGGTGGTGGACTTGGTTAAGTAATCTAAGCACTCTTAAACTAACTAAACAATATGATGCAGGAAAACAATCTGGAGACAATCAACAAGATGATGATAATGCCAAAGCAGTTTGAATCTTTCTTATGCTTCGGTGCATCGATGAACAACAAAGAAATTCTTCTCTTGAAGAAAGTAGGAGTTGACATTAATCTCTTAGTCTCGATGATTGTATCAGGATTAGTTGCAGACCAAGAATTGCTTAAGATTATGATACTCTGTGTCGGAGAAGCAGTCAAAGAAACTAATTCACAAATACTTTCAAACGTATGAGACATCTTTTAAAACTAATAAAGTCTGGAAGATACGCTAACATCGTTCAATTTGATAAGAACGGAAATCTCTATATGAGACAACTACGTTGGAATGAAACCAGACATAAGTTCTTTATTTGCGACGATAAGAGAGGTCTTCATCGTCATACAATCGGAAAGAAAGAAGCAATTGACCTACTTACTAAAACACTTTATCTGAAAGAACAGATATGATAGACTATACAAAATTAGAAGATTACTCTCAACGTAAACTGAACGAAGAGATTGCAGAGCTAAGACATCAATTGATGTGCTGGTACAATATCTGCAAGTACTATCATCTCTTTTATCCTACATCGTATCTCTCGATTGCTGGATACGATGAAGCTTTAACTAAAGCAGATCACTATTGCTATCTTATTGTTAAGTGCGAAGAAGAACTTGCAGTAAGAACTCAACGCTATGAAAGAAGTAAACGTTCTCAAATGAATGAGACTCTTCCACCATTGCAGAAGACAATACAACTTGTCTCTGTATCAGAAGATGTCTTACTTAAAGCGAAAGCAATCGAAGATAAGAGCAACTTCTTTCATTCAGAGGATAAAGGATGCACACTGAAAGAAGAAGCTATCTATAGCAAATGGGCAAGAAGGTATATCAAAATAATGCATTGCTATACACATCACATTGATTGCTGCCACTGTGGATGGGAATGGGGAGAGCACTATGATACTCATTCTAAGTCATTAAGCAACATTATGCCTGGAGACTTTTGCTCTCAGCATAAAGAATATCAACCACAAGAGTTCAAACTGAAATGTGAAGTCTGTGGAGACGAATTCATTGCTCACAGAAAGAATGCTCTCTACTGCAATGGATGTGGAAAGATTGTTAGAAAAGAACAAACAAAAAGATATCGAGAATTACATAATCCTAAAACTGGAGGTACTAATGAACTGGTCGTTTCCGCACATTAAAATTCGTAAGACTGCTAAACAGCAGATCGAGAAGATCGCAGAAGAAACAGAAGAGTTTCTAACTGCAAAGAGAAAGCATGCGAAAGACATTGAAGCAATTGATGTCTATCATGCTGCTGAAACTTTATTGCGTATCCAATTCGCTGGTCGAGAAGATCAACTTGATGCTTTGATTAAAGAAGTCATCGAGAAGAATAGGAAACGCAACAAGTATTTTTAAGAGAACTGGGGAGATGAAATATTCTCCCCTTTAAAACTTGTCTGTTAATAACTTAGTTTCTATCAATAAATACAAGCTATTTACAAATATCCATTTGCGTATTATAATTATAGTATCCTAATCAATCAATAGAGATATTGAGATATAACTAATTAACGATCGAGTCTGACGTCATTACTAGATGTCGCAGATAGATCAACAAACGTATGTCGTTCTACTTAGTAGACAAAGCAAACGTTCTTGTCAGAGAGCATGACAACAAAATGGCTCTGAGAAGGATTCGAAGAAAGCAACCGAAAGCTTCTTCATTAAGAATTATCGAAGGCAAGTCTTTCAAGAAGGCCTTAGAATCTGAAGAGAAGAAAGCTGATAAGAAACCTGTTGCTAAGGTCGAAGCAACAAAGAAGACTAAGAAAACTCCTAAGAAATAAAACTATGGACGGATCAATCTTTGGCAACGAAATGATGGAAGAAGAAACAAAAGAATCCATCAAGAAGTCTAAGAAACCTATTGTCGAGGAATCTGAAGACGAAGATGAAGAAGAGGAGGAAGAGGAAGAAGGTATCCTCGATCTAACTCGCAAAGAGCGTGAACATGCACAGAAGAAACTTGCTTCTGGAGAAATGCTCTTTCCTGAAGAGGAAGAAGATCTCAAAAAGAAAGTTAAAGTTCGCAGAGCTCCATCTGAATCAACAAGAGCAGTAGCACCTGTCAGTCAAGACATTCTTGATGAAGTAGGAGATGCTCTCGGAGACTTTGATGCAGAGACTGCAAACAAGAAAAAGATTCGTGCTCTTAGAAAAGCTCTTCAGCACTTATCATTGGCTCGCTATCCTAAAAAGAAACGAGAGAAGAAGAATCGTTTTGATAAGATGAAAGCTAAGGATAAGAAAGTAGAAGAACCTGCTAAGAAAGCAGTTAAGAAGTTAATCAAGAGAAAGAAATAAAATGCCAAGTCACAAAGAAGAAGCAATCTATGGCAAGATGCGAAGAAACGTTAGCAGAACAGTTTCGTTAAAGTTCAAGCATTACGAACTTCGTACTAAAGCATTGATTGAAACATCTAAAGAGCAATTTGAAGTGATTCTCCCTTCTATCAAACTTAAATCATTAAAAAGATGGTTTATCAGAGAAGAATTAATCTTCGAGGTTAAGAAGATCAAGAATGCAGTTAATGCAGATCTTCAAGTCGAAGTATTCTCTGTCTATGGAACAGAAACGTATATAGGAGAATACAGCAGATACCTCGGGGAGCTAGAAATCTTTGTGGCAGGAATTGACAAGTATGAGCAAACTTCATATCGCTTCAAAAAAGCTCTTACATATTTTCAGCAACCCGAGAAGTCTGACTTTATACCCGAAAGACTTTAAGGTTTCTGGTACTCAGATTAACCCGAATCATTTAGGAGAACTTGATATTCAGCCATTCTTCATTCAAAAGATAGATGATTCATTTCTAGAATCTGGCATCAAAGCATTTCTAGAACCTGGATCAATATCAGCTGAACTCTTGGTCGAGAGAGTTTATGCTAATGAAAAGCATAATGTTGAATGCTTAGTCAAGGAAAGAGAGTTAACAGTAATCCTAACTAACGTATGATGAGTGAATATGTAATCAAATTTGATCCGATCACTCGAAAGAGAACAGGATTCATGAGAACTCTTACAGAAAAGTTTTATCTTGGAGAAGACGGTATTCTCACAATCGTTCCTATTGGATACACTGAAGGAAGCTTCTGTGGAATCATCAAAGGAAACAAACTTACTGAGATACCAGATGCATTCAAGATAAGAGTTGAAAAGAACTTACACAACTTAATGAGATTGCACAATGCGATCCAACAATCTTTAATTTAATTTATCTATACAACTATGCCTAAAGATGAAAAACCCGTTGTTCTCTTTGAGATCAAGCGGTCATTCGCTCGGAAGTTAAACATGAATGCCCACGGTGGCAAACAGTACGAGACAGCAGACATTCTTTGCGAAGTGAGTGCTAAGGTTCCTGCTGCTAACATCGAAAAAGCTTCTGCTCAATTAGATGCTCTTTGTCAAGCTGAAGTTCAGAAGACAATTGATGCAATTGATGCTGAAGAGAAAGAGATCGAAGAAACAGAGGAAGAGAAACCAGCTAAAAAGAAAAAGACTCTCGATGTCGGTATCAAAGTCGAACAACAAGAGTTAGAAGCTATTCAGGAGTATGTCAACGATTTGACAATGGCTAAGACTGCTGCTGATCTTAAAGCTGCTGTGACTAAGATCAAGAACAATCAGGATGACATGACACCTGATGAAAAGAAATACCTCTCTGCGTATTACTTAAAACGCAAAGCGGCTATTGAAGAATAAGAAGATGAAACTTGAATCAATCTCGTACAGCAGCTACAGAGATTATCTAAAGTGTCCTCGTCTATTCTTCTTCAGACGCATAATGAAACTGAAATTACCAGATGATCCAATTCAATTGGTTCTTGGTAAATCATTTCACTTAGCGTTAGAGTTAATGGAGAAGGAAGGAAAAGATCCTGTGAAAGTCTTCGAGAAAGACTTCACAAAAGATAAAGTTAAGTCAGTGAGTGTTGAGAAGTTTGCACTGGAGAAAGAAGAAGCACAAAGATTATTAGCTTTCTGGAGAGATAACAGAAAGGTAATGCTTTCTCTCGAAGGATTTGGTATTACAGAATACGAAGTTCCTTTCAAACTTAAGGTCGCTCAAGATCCATTGACTAAACAATTACTAAACTTGCCTTCAATCAATGGTATCGTTGACTTCTGTACTGATGTCAAAGGTATCGGAGACTATAAGACAAGTTCAAAGAAGTATACTCAAGAAATGGTTGATACTTCTGACCAGCCAACGTTCTATTATTTATGGCATTTAATCGAAAGAGGTAAACTTCCAACAGAGTTCGTATACATCGTCTTTAGAAAGGGAATCAAGAAACAGCCTATTCAAATCATAAGAACTCAGAGAACAATGAAACAAGTCTCTGATCTCTTAGCATCGATCCAAGCTGTTGTCTTCAAGATAGAAGGTGGACAATACTTTCTTAAGCACGATGAAAACGAAAGATTCTGTGATTGTGAACTCTACGAGGAATTGCTTAGAGTCTAAATATGAAAGACAAGATCGAGTTCGACTTGGAGAAGTGGTATACCACAACACAAGTTGTAACACTTTCGAAAGAAGGTTATTTCCCGTTTCGTTCTCTCGCTATTCTTTATGGTTTGATCCACTCTGGAAAACTTAAAGTAGTAGCAAGAGGAGAAGGAAAGAAGAAGAAATTCTATATCCAAGGGAAAGAGTTGACACGTTATGCTGAGAGTCAGCAAATCACCATTCATCAAAACAATGGGAAACAAATGCAAAAAGGCAGCTCTAAGACTTAGAGAGAAGGGTATTTCTGTAATTCCTGTCGGACAGGATAAGAAACCTCTCTTTCCTTGGAAAGAATTCTCTGAAAGAATAGCAACAGTAAAAGAGATCAAAAGATGGTGGAAGAAATACCCAGACGCCAATCTTGCAATTGTTACTGGAAAGATTTCCAACCTAACCGTTGTTGATATTGAAGCTGGTGGATTAACTGACTATCTTCCAGAGACACTCACTGTTAAGACAGGAGGAGGTGGCTATCACTATTATTACAGATACACAGATAAGTTTAAGAATGCTGTTCGTATCAAAGAACTTACAGACATCAGAAATGATTCTGGTTACTGTATTGCTCCTCCATCTTTACATAAGTCTGGAAACTACTACGAGTATTCTAGCAGAAAGAAGATCTCTCAATTCCCAGAACATCTTTTCCTAACTCAGATCTTGAAACAAAAGAAAAATGATTGGCCAGAGTTAATGAAAGGAGCACCTCAAGGAAAGAGAAACGAAACTGCTGCTAAGGTATGCGGACTTATTCTTACAAAGACACCGATGTCAATGTGGGAATATATCGCTTGGCCAGCAGTAAGAGACTGGAATACTTTCAACAAACCACCGTTAGACGAAGACGAGTTAAGACTAACATTTGATTCGATCTGTGGAAGAGTTATCTTTTCTCAGAACGATTCAGAAAAAGAAATCTTCGATCTTAAAGGATTAGCTGAGAAGCATCAGCAAGATCGAAAGCTTGGAAAGATCAAAACAGTTCCAACTGGATTTCAAGTTCTCGATTCGTATCTCAATGGTGGAGTTAGACCTGGTGATCTTTGTCTCATAGGAGCAAGACCATCAGTAGGTAAATCATCGTTTGCATTATCACTTGCATATAATGCTGCTAAGTTAGGTAAGAAAGTTTTGTTCTTCTCAATCGAGATGACATCTCTTGATCTCTACGAAAGATTATTAGCATTTGATTCTGGTATGCCTTGTACAGATATCATCAATGGTACTGCTAACAAGAAGAAGCTACAAGAATCTTATGATCGTCTCGCAAAGATGAGTATTTCTGTAGCAGAATTATCAAGAGCAACATCGAAAGATGTAGAGAGAATAACACAGACGTATCTAATGGAGCAAGGAATTGATCTGATTGTCGTTGATTACCTTCAATTCTTAAGTGATAAAGTAAGCAAGAATGGGAATGATGTTAATCGTGTTGGTAACATCTCTCGTAATCTGAAATCATTAGCAAGAGCTACGATGATTCCAGTAGTATGTCCAACACAACTAAATCGTAAGTCAGAAGAAGGTGGAAGAGTTAGAGAACCAAGATTAGCAGACTTAAGAGATTCTGGAAATCTCGAACAGGATGCTGACATTGTAATCCTCTTACATCGTAAACCTGATGGAGATGCTAAAGATAAGACCAACATCATCGTTGCTAAGAATCGCAAAGGTGAGACTGGTAGATTAGATCTTAATTTTAATTTAACAACTACTCAGTTCGAAGAGATCGAGTAGTTCTAAAACTATGTCTGAGAAATATACTGACAAACGTCTCGCTAAGCTTTCGAAGGGCAATGGGAAGTTCTTAAAACTTGAAGAAGGGGATTCTTTCAAGGGAACTTACTTAACCTGGAAAGCAGAGATGGATGAGAAGTTTGGAAAGATCAAACCGACATTCTTCTTTAAGAATGAAAACGGTGAAGAGAAACAACTTGGCACAAGTGCTAAGAAGTTTGGTATTGCAATGTCTCATGTTATTCCTGGTAGCTTAGTTCAGATTACTCGCTTAGGTGAAGGACAGAAGACAAACTATTCTGTTAAAGTCTTGAAAGCAGCTACAATGCCAAAGGATGTTGACGAAGAAGATGAAGAAGACGAGGATGAAGAAGAGGAAGAAGTAGTAGCTAAACCAAAAAAGAAAGTAAAGAAAGTTGTCGAAGAAGATGACGATGAAGAAGAGGAAGAAGATGACGATGAAGATGATGAAGAGGAAGAAGACGACGGTTTATTCTCTTAATCGTATGATCTTACTCTTTGAAGGATTAGATAAAGTTGGCAAGTCAACACTAATTCGAAACTTCCAAGACTTGAGTCAAATGCCTGTCTTTAAGAACCCTGTTAAACCTGATAAGTTTAGCATCTTTAGTCACGGCTTTGTCAATGGAACATACTTCGGTGCTTATCTTGCAGCTAAGTTATCTGGGAGAGACATGATCTTTGATCGTTCTCACATCACAGAGATTGCTTATGCTAAAGTTAAGAGAGGTTATGATCCAGAGGAAGATTACTGGTTAGACTGGGAAGAGAAGAATAAGCATTATGTAGTGGTCGTATACATAACTGCTCCTCTTGACACAATCAAGCAACGATTCAAAGATGATAAAGAAGAATACGTTGTTGACGAAGATATTGATGCAATCAATACTAAGTACAATGAGTATCTAGATCCAAAGAGATCTCCTCTAAGTATCATCTTTATCGATGGATCTCTTGATCGTCAAAGAATGCTCTCCCAGTTAGTTATTCAATTACAGAACTTAGGCTTTTGGTCTGCAGTTCGTAATCGCTAACAATATGAACATCTCAGAAAAGAAAACTAAAGTAGATGATAAGAAAGATCTTCTAGTCCAAATGTTTGAAAAGCAATCTGATGTTGAGAAAGACTTTGCAGTTGTTGAAGGAGTTCCAGAGAGATTGATCTTTGGGAAGCTTCAGAACTTGCATCTCCCAGAAGTATGTCGTTATATCAATGACAATATACTCTGGAGAATGGTGCAAGAGATCAACGAGGCTGTAGTTGCTTTGAAGAACGCAAAGACTTGGAGACAATCTAAGTATCTAACCGATGTTAACGAGTATCTCGACGAGATAGCAGATATCCAGATTTATTTCATCAATGCTTGTTTAGCTTCTGGGATAGATCCTAAGTTATTAACAGAAACTGTTCTCAAAAAGATTGAAGTCAATCATGAGAGAATACGTTCTAAGTACTAAAATGCGAATATACAGAAACTGTGTAGAAGCAATCACTGACATCGGAAGAGAACTTAAGAAATGTGCTACTACAGTGCATACGTCAACATATCAGAACAAAGTAATCAAAGACGATCCTAATATGACTACGAAAGAAATTCAAGCTTTCGAATTCATGATCGTTGATACATCTGATAAAGACGAGATGCCTGGATGTACTCCAGAATGGTGCAAAGCTGAGTTCAAAGAACGTGTTAGTGAATCAAGTGTTAATCCTGGAGAAGCTTACAAGCTTAGACCAGAAGTCTGGAACGAGTTCTTAGTTCACAAAGTCGGAATCTATCCGAGTGTTAATCCAAACGGAGACGAGAAAGATGTCTTTGATTATACTTACAACGAAAGAATTTCTTACCAATTAAAGTATATCATTGATGAACTAAGAATCAACCCAGAGACAAGACAAGCGATCATCGAGGTTCATAACAATCAATATGATCTGCAAGGTCTTGGAGGAAGAAAAAGAATTCCTTGCTCTCTCTTATATCAGTTCATGATTCGTGATGGTGCATTAGATGTGATCTACATTATGAGATCATCTGACTTTGCTACTCACTTTCAGAATGATATTTGGCAAGCTGATGAATTACGAAGATACATTGCTAGCATGATCGGAATTCCAGTCGGTAAGTTCTTTATGTTCGTATCTTCTCTGCATTGCTACAAGAGAGACTGGGAGAAGTTAAGTAATTACTAATCTATTCTATGGTCGAGCACATAACTACAACATACGAAGACTTTAAAGATCTTCACGCTAATAAAGAATTTGTTATTGGCTACGATGAAGAAAATAAAGTAGTGATGATCTCGAGAGAGAATGGAGCAAGAATCTATTATGAAATCACTGACTTCCCGTATTACTTCTGCGTTAGGACTAAAGATGTCAAAAGCAATCGATCAGTCTTTCTAACACTTAAAGAAAGACGAAAGATTCAAAGGATTGTCTCTGAAGGAGATTTTGCAAGAGTTTACGTTAAAACTTCAAACAGACAGTATAGGGACGATGACAAATCAATTGTTCTTAGTACACTCAAAGCAAATCACATTGACACGTACGAAGCTGATCTTACATCCTATCAAAGACTCGTTGTTGATCTCAAGATTAAAGTTGCAAGCACCTATAGAACTTTGTACTTTGACATCGAGACTGATGATCGTGGAAAGGGAATAATCGTTGGAGCAAGACGTATCGTATCAATTGCTGCTGTTGATGATGAAGGTCATACATACTATTGGTCTGACCAGGACGAGAAAGAGATTCTTAGAGCTTTCTTTAGGAAGATCGAACATTACGATTTGATCACTGGATGGAATTCAGAGAAGTTTGATATTCCATACATCAAAGAAAGAGCTAAGAAGTACCAGAAAGATCTTGGTTGGTATCAATGGAGACAGACAGTGCAAGTTGATATGATGCAGAAGCTAATGGAGATTCATAAAAGAAATATCGAGTTAATCAAAGAGGTTAGATCTTTCTCGTTGAAAGCAGTATCTACTCACTTCTTGCAAGGAGAGACTAAGATCGAGCATACAGAATCAATCTGGGAACTCTTTACGAAGAATCCCCAGAAGCTTAAAGAGTATAACATTCAAGACTGCGTACTACTACGCAAACTAGAAGAAAAGCTAAAGATCATTGGACAGAAGATAGCAGAGCACTTGGTCTCTGGGTGCTTCTTGAATGAATTTAGTGTCTCTAGAATCCTTGACGTTTATATTCTGAAGAATGCAGTTGGTTCTGGTGTTAGATTCAAATCGAAACCTCCAAGAGAAGAGAATGACTTTGATCCTAATAAGAAAGCAGGATACGTTGGAGGATTAGTTCTTGACCCTGTTCAAGGAATCCATTACAACGTAGTCCATTTTGATTTCACCTCTCTGTATCCTTCAATCATTCAGACATTCAATATCTCACCAGAGACTTGGATCTGTTCAGTTGAAGAGAATACAAAGTACGATGACATCATAACTCCTAACGGACAAGTCTTCTCTAGAAAGACTGGAATTATACCTAAGATCATCGGGGGCTTACTTAAAGCTAGAAATGACATCAGGTATAACGAACTTAAGAAATATAAAGAAGGAAGCAAAGAGTATGAAGTTGCTTACTTCAAGCAATATGCCTTCAAAACAATTTCGAATTCCTTCTATGGCATCCTCGGTGCTAGTTTCACTAGGTACTATAGAAAGGAAACTGCAGAGGCAATCACTCTTTCTGGTCACTACATGCTTAACCTTGTACGACAATGGTGTGAGGCGAAGGACATACAAGTCTTATATGGAGACACAGACTCAGTATTCGTCAAAGCTAGATTCCCCATTGATGCGACTCACATTCATGAGCAGATTAATTCGTTTATTGCTTTCCACTTGTTCAAACATTTTGGGATACACAATTCACAAATGGATCTTAAAGTTGAAGCTGTATATGATTCGTTTCTACTCTTGGGAAAGAAGAAATATGTCAAGAACGAAGAAGGAAAGCTAAAGATAGTTGGTCTCGAAGCAAGACGAAGAGAAACATTACCATTCTCAGCACAAAAGCAAACGGAGCTATTAGATCTTCTAATGCTTAAGAAAGCTACTGTTAACGACATCAAACTATGGGTAGAAAATCTTAAAGAGTATGTTCTATCAGGTAAGATGACTAAAGAAGAAGTAATGCTTCAGATCAAGTTATCAAAGCATGTAGACGAATACCAGAAGAAGAAAAAGAATAAGAAGACTAAAGAAGTAGAACTCGACGACGATGGTAATGAGATTCTATTGCCTTCTGTTCTAGCACATATTAAAGTAGCAAACTGGCTCAAGGAGAATGGGATTAAAGAAAACAATCTCAACACCTGGGAGAAAGGATGCTATATCAAATACATTATTATTAACCAGTCGCCTAAACTTGAAGCTAAGAGCATATACCAATTAGAAGAAGGAGAATACGACAGGAACTATTACTGGGATGTTAAAGTCTTCGCAATGATGCAAAGAGTACTTGAAGTAGCATTTCCTGAATTCGATTGGTCAAGCTATCTAGTTAATGTTAAGCGTACTAAAGGAAAGAAGAAAGAAAGAGTCAAGAAACAGAGAGAGGTAAATCTAAAAGAAAGGAAAACGACAAGAGCAGAATTTAATCAACTGCTAGCAGATGATCTCAAAACAAGAGATACCTCGAAACTGTGGAAAGATCTTTATTCTGATTTTCATTAAAAGATATGAGTGGAAAACAAATGACAGCAAAGCAGGTGCTCGATGGTCAATTGAAAGATGTAACCATCAGAGTAGAAACAGCAATTGCTTCTCAATCTGCAATGACTGCGATTCAAGGGCAAAGATTCGAAGCTCTCTTAAGCTACAAGATCTCGAGAGCTGCTAAAGCGATCGATGAAGTAGCTAAGAACTTCGGTCCGATCCAGAATGCAATCGTTCAGAAGTACGGTATACAGAGCACAACTAAACCTGGTCAGTATACTTATGCTGAAGGACAGGAAGCTATTGCTAAAGAGGAAATGAAGAAAGAGTTAAGTAAAGAAGTAATCGTTAAAGTTATTCCTCTTGCTCTCGAAGACTTTAAGGGATTACAACTGCCCCAAGAATTCTTCGAAGATCTTGATTGGTTAATTACTGAATAAGATGTTATACGTAGGCATTGATCCCGGAATTCAAGGAGCAATTGCTATACTAGACGAAGATCTGAATCTGACTTGCAGAATCTTTCCATCACAGAAAGAACTTACACAGAAGGGAAGAAATATGTCGAGACCAGACATGACGAAGCTTAATACTTTGTTTGCTAGTTTAGCAAAGCATAAGAACGAAATCAGAGTAATTATGATCGAGAAACCATTGCTTATGCCTGGTCAGAACGTATCAAGTACTTTCAATGGTGGTGTCAGTCACGGAATCCTTAAAGCATTCTTAGCAATATACTTTCCAGGAATTCCAGTTGAATCTGTCAGCTGTAAAGATTGGCAGCAAGAGATGATCACTCATCGAACATTTGTTCAATCGAAGATCAGGAGAGATCGAAGAAGACAATTGAAATTAGATTCTGTTGCAGAGGCTAAGAAACGGTTTCCAGAATTTAACTTTAATAAGTCTAAGAGAAGTAAGATCGCAAGTGATGGTATGACAGATGCAGCATTGATTGCTTTGTACTGCTATCAGAACTTTAAGTAAAGTAATGTGCTTGGTAGTTATCTTACCAAAGACAAGCACTCTGCGAATAAACAACAGAATAAGCAGAAGTATTGCCAGACGAAGTACTATAGCTAAAGGCCATTCACGTGAATGTAAACTATAGTCTCAAGCATGAGTTGCCACTCTCAATAATGAGCGTCTGGATGCTGCCACAGTAGCATAACTGGTTAATGCATGCGATTTGTAATCGTAAGACTACAGGTTCGAAGCCTGTCTGTGGCTCTCTAATTTATTTAAGAAAATTATATGAAGAAGGTTTTAACTTTACTTTGTTTTCTTACTCTCTTTCTAGCTGGATGCAGCATCGAAGTAGAGACAAAGAAAGGATGTGATCGTTATCGTGATTCTTTCGGAGAAGATTGTAGATGGTGTGAGAGTAATGGTGGTCATTACTTTAATAAGTCATCGTGGTCTTCAGAATGTTTATTTGTACCAAAGAAAGAATAATATGATGAGTAATTCAAGACCATCTGAAAAGCAAAGAGATGAACTCTTTCGGTGCGCTACTAAGTTACATAAAAATAACGGATCTCAGTCTGAGTATGAGTATGCTCAAGAATTTGAACGTTATGTTAGAAACGAATCTTATAAAGGTAATCAATTTAGACCTCTATGAAAATATCAATAATCACTCCAACACACAATCCTAAGTATCTCGAAGAACTTAAGGAATCAATCGAGTCTCAATTCTATCAAGACTGGGAATGGATCGTTCTTGCTAATGGCGGAGCAACGATTCCATTTCAAGCTAATGAAAAGATTAAGGTCTATAAGTTTCCATACAACTTTAGCTCAGTAGGATTCTTAAAGAAGTATGCTGCGAGTAAAGTACGTGGAGACATTATCTTAGAAGTAGATCATGATGACTTACTTACTAGAGATGCTCTGCAAGAAGTAGCAAAAGCATTTGAAGACCAAGAGATTGGCTTTGCTTATTCTGATAATGCTAAACTCTCTGATACATTCGTTCCATACAATAAAGACTTCGGCTGGATTCATTCACTATTTGATTACAATGGAAAGAAGTATCATAGAATGAGATCGTTTGAACCGACTGCTAGATCATTTGCTTTCATTTGGTATGCACCTGATCATCTCAGAGCTTGGAGAACATCAGTCTATAAAGAACTAGGAGGACACAACGAAAATCTAGATGTTCTAGACGATCAAGACTTGATGATAAGAACATTCTTGAAGACTAAAGTTAAGTTCATAGATCGATGTCTTTACATGTATCGTATTACCGGAGAGAATACTTGGTTGCAACGTAATGCTAAGATTCAGACAGAGACAGTAAACATTTATCATAAGTATGCTTACGAACTAGCAGCAAGACAAGCTGACATCGATGGATTACTTAAGTTAGATCTTGGTGGTGGATTCAGTAAGCCAGAAGGATTCAAATCTGTAGATCTAAAGAATGGAGACATTACTGCTGACTTGAATGAAAGATGGCCATTTGAAGATAACTCTGTAGGAGTAATTCGAGCACATGATATCTTTGAGCATCTGAAAGATAAGCAACATGTTATGTCGGAAGCTCACAGAGTATTATGTGATGGAGGATTCTTAATGCTTCAAGTTCCAAGTACTGATGGAAGAGGAGCTTTCCAAGATCCTACTCACATATCATACTGGAACGAGAATACAATTTGGTATTGGACAAGAAGAGACTTAGCTAAGTATATATACAACGATACAGTTAAGTTTCAAGAATTCAGATTAGAGACGATCTTCC